TACCTGCTTTCATTTTCATAATAATTTAAATACAAGACTTTTAGAAAGAGATAATTACGTTCCCAAATTACCCTGTTTACACCGATGAAGATTTAAAACGCCGTTTTTTATAAAAATAATTAATTAAGTATTAAATAATTATTTATATTGAACATATATATATAAATGGAAGTGGGTATAGTATTAGTTGGGTTAGGAGCAATGTATATTTTATCTAATCAAAATCAGCAAAAGTCCAATGTGAATGTTAAACATTACTATCAAAAAAAAGAAGGATTCAGTGGTAATCATAGAAGTCGTTTAGCAAATCCACCTGTAAATAACTATCCTGTTGAAGAAAAGGGACAAGTTAAAAAAAGCACATTATATTACTCTGGCGCGAGTAACAATACAGAAATGCCACAAACTAACATGGATATTGGTTCTACATTGATGGAAAACCAAGCCGACAGATTTGAATCTCTAACTGGTGAAAGAATAAGACCTGGCGACATTAAACACAACAATATGCAACCTTTTTTTGGTTCTTCTATTACACAATCAACTAAAGGGTATGAAGGTGTATTGGATAATTATACTGGTGCTGGTAGTCAAAACATTGAGAAAAAAGCACAAGCGCCTATGTTTAAACCACAAAAAGATATGCAATGGCAAAATGGTATGCCAAGCACAACTGAATATATGCAAGAAAGAATGAGAAATGTCGTTACAAGTAAAATGAATAATGCCAAACCATTCGAATCTGTTCAAGTCGGCCCCGGTTTAAATAAGGGATTCAAAAAAGATGGTTCTGGTGGTTTTAACTCCGCTTTAGAAGCAAGACATAGATGGCAACCAAAAACTGTTGACCAATTAAGAACCAAAAACAATCCTAAAATGTCATTCAAAGGACAAGTTTTAGGAGCAAAGGGTATATCAGAAAGAGGAAAAATGGGTGCGATGGAAAAAAACAGACCAGATACTTTCTATATACAGAGTGCCGACAGATGGCTTACAACAACTGGTGCTGGTGGTGAAAAACAAACTTCGCGTGCCGAAAATATATTGCGAGATGTTAATAGAATTAATCAAGTCAAAGAACATTTTGGTGGTGGTGCTAATGAAGGTCAAGCCACATACCAACCAGGTGAATATCAACCAACCATGCGCCCTACATTAGACCCTCCAATCAAACACATTAGTAATGCTACTGTTAAAAATGGATGGAAAGCTTCTTCTGGTAGTGATTATGGTAAGAGTGGGTTTAGTTCTTTAGCTAATGCTCGTTCTTTAACTGGTAATAATGATAGAATGGGTGGTGCTTTCCATGCGACATTAACTGCTTTAGCAGCACCTATTACAGATGTTTTGAGACCTACAAGAAAACAAAACGTTATTGGAAACGCGCGTGGTGCTGGTAATGTCAAATCAGGTGTTACTGAGAAAAATGTTGTATGGAATCCTAATGATAGGCCAAAAACAACAATCAAAGAACAAACTGAAAATACACATAGTAATAAACCGGGTGGTTGGGCAATTGACGGCGGTCATACTACCAATCCGCATCAACCTGTTTACGGACAAAGGGATACTACCACTTGTCCTTTTGTTGGTAATCCTTCCGCAACAGAAAGCACTGGTGCTGGATACCCAACATATAATAGTGCTTATGGTGCAAATCAAAATTATAATAAAGAAAAAATTAGTAAAGTTGATAGATACAATGTTGGTAACCATAATATTATGAACAATAATGTGAATTTAACGACTTATGCCAATAAGGCATCCGCTCCAGGCGTATTGCGTCCAAATATGCCAAAATCTTCTTCTGGATTTTCTGTTTTAGGTAAATACTCCAACAAAAATACAAGGGAAAATATGGCTAATAATAACAGACATTGTGGTGATTTATTAAAACCATTTGATAATAATCCTTATACACATTCTTTAACAAATGCGGTTTAAATTAATTAACATAATTATTATTAAAAGAAATATTAATAATAATATTCATATGTCTTTACAAATACATAAAAATATAATAAATAAAATAAACTATTTTGTTGAAAATAAGAAAATACCACATATTATATTTTTCGGTCCTTCTGGAAGCGGTAAAAGATTTGTTTTGAATTACTTAATCAATAATATTTATAATTATGATAAAACAATGATAAAACAATATTGCATGTTTGTTAATTGTGCGCATGGTAAAGGTATAAGATTTATAAGAGATGAACTAAAATTTTTCGCAAAATCGAATATTCAAAATAAAGATGGATCTATTTTCAAAAGTATCATATTGTTCAATGCTGGTAATCTAACAACAGATGCACAATCAGCACTTAGAAGGTGCATTGAAAAATTTAGTCACACTACGAGATTTTTTATTATTGTAGAGAATACGGACTCTGTTTTAAAACCCATTATATCAAGGTTTTGTAATATACACATACCACCACCTGTAATAAACAATAAAATTATTAACCTACATAAATATGAAAAAGTTAATCTCAAAGAAAATAAGTATATTAGTAAAAGATGCGATGAATTAAAAAATATCATATTTAACAAAGAAAACTACAATTCTATTCAAAAATGTGATACTTTAGCATTAAATTTATATGAAAAAGGGTATTCCGCAATTGATATTATAAAATTAATAGAAATTATGGATATCGATACAGAAATAAAATTCAATTTACTAATATATTTCGATAAAATTAGAAAAGAATTTAGAGATGAAAAAACTTTACTAACAATTGTTTTATTTTTCCTATCTATGCGGAAAAAAATTAAATTAGAAAATATCTTAACAATTTAAATGGACGATTATGACGTCAATATGTTGTCTGAAGCAAAAAATGAATATTGTGTAAGATTAGTTAACATTTTAACTCCCTTGATAATGCAGGGGGTAAATTCTATATTTGATGAAGCTGTAACATTATGTGAAACAAATGACGAAGATGATAAATATTTGATGACCTTCCAGAATTTTTTAACAAGAGTACCAAAATGGAATCAAGCTTTAATGAATGAAGAAACTTCAAGAATACAAAAAGAAAGTGCGTGTTCTTATTTAGATGACCTTATCACGTGTGTTCATATATCACATCTAAAATTATTAACAAGTATTCGCGTTAGTCAAAAACAAAAAAAAATTGATATCGATATACCCAAAATAGATCAATTCATTCACAAAGTCTACATTGCTTATGCAAGAAAAATATACCAAAATGTTTATTTATTTGAAAAAGATGTTATGCCTCTCCAAAAACAAAAAAATATGAGAGAAGCAGAAGTAATATGTAATCAGAGTATTTTGAATGTTATTAGAGATAGTGTTCCTGTTGAAAAAATATTAAGAGCATACATTGATGAAACTGTTGATGAAGAAGTTATCGAAGAAATTATTGAAAAAAATATGGAAAAACAAGAAGCCGAAAAACTTGAACAGGAAATCGCCGAAAGAGAAGAAAAACGCAATGAAGAAAATAAAGAAAAATATGTTAGCACAGAACCTGAAATTGAATCCTTGCCTGATGAAGACAACAAAGAAAATACAAAAGATAAAAAAGAAGAATTTGGCGATTCATTAAAATTATTAACTGATAAATTGGATAATATTAACAAAAAAAGCGAACCAGAACCTTTTAGCATGAAATTTAATATTCCTGATAAAAAAGAAAGCATTTCATTTAATGATAAAGACAGTGTTTTGGATATGGGAACTAATCAAGAATCTATAATTGAAGCACCAAAAACAATAGAAAGATTAGAAGAAGTAAGTAAAGTAAACAATGAAAAAAGAAAAGCCGAAGAAGAGGATGATTACGATGACGATGGTCCATTAAAAATATCAGGCGACACTATTAAATTGGATTTTTCAGACGTTCACGATTTAGAAAAAGAAAAAAAGTTGGAACCCGCCATTAAATTAGATATTGAAACATTGTCTTAATTGCGTAAAATAAATATAAAAAATCTCATAAAATAATTTATATGTCAAATTATTTTATTATTGGACTAATATCATCTATAATGTATCTTGTTTTCAAATTCATTGAAATGAGATTCATATTGAAGGAAAATAAACCATTAAAAGAATTATTTAGAGATACATTAATTGTTTATTTAAGTGTTGTTTCAGGATTATTCATTAGTGAACAATTTAATTCCAGAATAAGTAAAGCGCCGAAAGTATTTACTGACGCTCCTAATTTTTAACTATACCATAATTAAATTATAAAAGCTATTTAAACAAAATTACATTGTATATCTTATATTATGACTTACGATTTATATAATAGAGTTAACTTCTTGGTAGAAGCCAGTAGATCCACTAGTAAATTAATTAATACGGTAGTGAAAAAAGAAAGAGAATTTTGGATTTATCTTAAAAAAAATACAAGTGATTATGCTTATACAAGAATTAAATTTTTCATTATAATAACACTTGGCTGTTTTTTTGAAGCTATTTTTAGAACGCTTTTTACATTGTTATTTGGATCATTATGGCCAGTTTCTTTCCCTTTTGGATTTATAAAATTAACTGTATATACTTGTTTGGGATATTTTTTAGGGTTTGAAGGTGCTGTAATGTATAATAAGCTTATAGATACCGCAACAGTATATTGCGACAAAGAACTTTATGATAAAATTTTGAACAGTGCGCGAGGTAAAATAATACAGTTGCCAGTTAAAAAGAGAAGTCTAAGCGAGACAAACTTGGATGAACCTGATAATTGTAATGGAAAATTTTGCGACGAATGTGAAGGTTTATTCGATTGTAGTAAAAAAAATACCAAAAAAGATTGATTATTCGATAGCGTGTATCATATCCAATCTTCTCTGATGTCTTCCACCTTCAAATTCGGTATTTATAAATGCTAATATCAATGGTAATAACATTTCGGCTGTGGTATTTCTTGAACCCAAAGCTATTACATTAGCATCATTATGTCTTCTTGACATATTTACACTCGTATAATTATTACATAAAGCACATCTTACCCCCTTTACTTTATTGGCAGCAATAGACATACCTATTCCAGTTCCACATAATAATACACCGAAAGAATTTGGTGTTTCTGTTACTTTTTTACCAACTCGAAATGCGAATTCAGGATAATCGCAACTTTCTATAGAATAACAACCTACATCGACTATATCACTTACTTCTTTATTAAAATTCAATGTTTCTATGATCTCTTTTTTCATCTTAAATCCAGCATGGTCACTCGCAATAAAAATTATGCACATTTTATAATATAAATAGTTCAATCTTTTTATATTATATTTTACCTACGTCTTGTTTTACGTTTTTTCTTTTTAGATTTCTTATTTTTCTTTGTACATTTCTTATTTTTCTTTGTACATTTCTTATTTTTCTTTGTACATTTCTTATTTTTCTTTGTACATTTCTTATTTTTCTTTGTACATCTTTTTTTATATTTCCTTTTCTTTTTTCTTGTTTTATTTTTTCTACCTCCTTTCTTTTCTTCTCGATACAACTGTTTGAAATGTTCAGGATTGTGTAATCTTAATAATTCACGCATTTGATTATACCAATTAAATACTTTTTTATCATAAATATTTTCTTTTGTATCTCCTATTTTTCTATCAACTAATTTACCTTCAAAATTATCAGTAGCTTTATGTAGTATTTTTAATAAAGATTCTATTGAAAAAACTTTTAAATTACTTATTTCTTCTATTTCGTAATTCATTTTTTCAAATGTTATTTCCAAAATAGGTGGTTTTTTTATATTATGATAAATTTTTAAAGGTTGTATTTCACTGAATTCATCACCCACACTATTATCTTTCGTTTGTCTTTCCACTTGTGTTTGAGGGACCTCATTGCCATACCATCCCTTAAATAAATTTATTAATTCCTTTCTTGCCTGAATATGATTTTCTGTTGAAAAAACCATATCTATATCATCTGTGATATATTTGTCCCCAACGTGTAAATGTGTGGCATAACCACCTTTAACTACTAATTTTTCTTTAAGGTAATCATTTTTTCTAATATAATCCAATATTTCTTTTTGTTGTTGTTGTCTTGTTTCTCCTTCTTGTTCTTTCCATATTTCAATTGTATCCTTAAATCTATCAAAATATTTATTTAACTCTTCTAATCTATCTTTTATATTTCCTGAAAGTGTCTTCTTCTTCTTCTTCTTCTTCTTCTTCTTCTTCTTTTTACTTTGTTTCTTTTCTTCATGTTCTAATAATTCTTTCATTGCTTTATCAGCCTCTTTATTTGCCTTATCTTCTTGTTCTTTTTTTAATAGAAGAGTTGTATCCCTTATATCTGTTACATTTTCAGCTCCTAATCTCAGTAAATCTGCTTCATTTTCTCTCAAAAATGTATCCCCACTGATAAAATTCGCTTCTTCTTCATCGGCTTTTTTTTTAGCTAATTTTTCTCTCATTCTTCTTCTTCTTTCAGCTATATTATCCATATATATATTTCCTATATTAAATATTATTCCATTGTAAACATAGTATTATACATATCCTTTGCTTTATTGCTAACTTTATGACTTAAATCTGATAACTGTTCCATATAGGTAGAATTAGATGAATTTTCAACTATATTACTTATTTGTAATGAACACTCTTCATCAAACTCACCTGGAATCAATTTATCTATCACGTAATCTTTTATTATTTTACTATTATTGTAATAAGGGTGTATTGGGGGTTCTATAAATGATAAATATGATAATAGTAAATACCATAACCCACTTCTTTTCCTAATTTTTTTATAGACATTTTCACATATTCTTTTAAACTTACTAAAATTTTCTGATTTTCTTCCACCCAATGCTTCCAACATATCGTTTGTTATTTTCATTTCTACATCGACATGTTTTGGATCTTCTCCAAGTAAATAAGAAAAATCTATGTGTATTAAATCTCCCCATTTATTTATCAATATATTCTCCGTATGTCTATCACCAACACCTAGTATATAACATAAAACACAAGACGACACACAACTTTTTATAAATGTTTGTCGCATATTATGGATTGTTTCGTTTGGATTCAAATCCATAATGTAATTCAATAATGTAGTCTGTCTTACTTCTATTAAATCATATAATGTAATAGTATTGTCTAATATCTCTATCCAACCATAATTATATCTATATGGCAAAACATTATATGTGTTGATAATAATATCATTTCCACATATTCGTTTCATCCATTTACTCACATACATTGTTAATTTATCTTTCCTTAAATCTTCATTTTTTACAAGAATAAATAACTTTTTTTTGCCGTGACTCGTATGACTTTCTGTTATTAAAGGCACTACCCATGGTCGAGATGATGAATTCAATCTTTTTAATCCCATTAAGTCAATATTAACACATTCTCTTTCTGGATTCCATGGCATCCTTACTCTGCCATTTTGTTGAAACCAATCAAAAACCAAATCATTCATTTCATTTCTATCCTTTGTAACCAATAATTCAACAAACTTTATAAATTCATCTGTTTTTCTTATACTTGCTAACCAATCGTTAGGAACCAATGTAACCATCTTGGCCATCATAGCCTTCAAATTTTTATTATCATCCAAACTATTCAAATAATATTTCGTTTCAAAATAAAAAGAGTAAAATAAATTCAAATCTACAGTGCATTTATAAGCCAATTCCATACCAAATTCTTCATTTTTCTTTGATAGCTCAACCAACCATGGCATTAATAAATTATCTTCTAACTTTTTGGAAAACATCTTCACTAAATATTTTTCGACGCATTTGTGTTTTGATAAATCTGTATTAAAACCTAATTCCAATATATTCTCTGATGTACATCTCTTTTTACAATCACTTTTACATAATAATTCACGACAACTGTATATTTTCTTTGTACTATCTTTATAATATTCTATTAAACGATTCATTTCTTCTTTTGGTTTATCATTATTAGCAATTATACATTTGGTTATTAATGTATAATGATTTTTAAATTCAAATCTGTGATTCCATAATAACTTTTTCTCTATCTTGGATATTTTCTGACAAGATATTTTGTATTGAATATTTCTATAAACACTTATTATATAGTTAATAATTTTACACCATTTTTTACTAACCGTTCTTAAATATACCAAATTATGTATTTTGATAGGTAAATTTATAAAAATCTCTATTTGTTTTTGAAAATGATTAGCTACATTAACAGATTCATTACAAGATTTACATACGCGCATTTTTGTTTTATCTTCCATATATTGTGTAAAATCATAGAATGATTTTTCCGGAGGTGTTGGTTTTGATATATATTCATTATCATCGCAAAACCAACGTGCGCAATCATAGCAAAATATCCTTCCACAACTACGACAATGATGTTTTCTTATTAAATATCCAAATTCGGCACCACATTCAAAACACTGATTTACTTTCTTATTAGGAACCCAAACTGAAGGTTTTCTTGCGGGTATGTTTATGGGATTGCTATTACTTCTTTTTCTATCAATATATATTGAAATCGCTCCATCCATATTAATTATTGATATAATTAATTATTTAATAATTAATATATTTTTTTAATATATTTACAAAGATGTAGATATATTATTATTTATTTTTTACGAGTTTTTCTTCTACGCTTTCCACCATGCTTTTTTCGCGGAACTTCATCACCTCCGGGATTTTCATTAAATGGTTTATATTGTTCCAAAAAATCCTCTTTTGGTAGAGTATTAACTATGTGACTACTAATAGAAACAAACATTATGTTATTATCTTTAATATTCAACACTTGATATACACTAACAACATTAGCCAAGTGTGCATTTTTGCTGATCCAATGTGAACCAGCAGTAACTTCCCCTTCTCCACATCTTTGTTTTTTACGCGTTTTTTTCTTACGAGTCTTTCTACCACTTGAATTAACTACCTCAAATATCATTTCCTTTCTTTTTACATAATTTTCTTTCCAACTACCATAATCAACATCATCTTCGTATATTTTTTTGACTCTCAAACCTTTCATTTTATTTGTTCTCTTGCTATTTGATAAAATGACTATGTTATTTTTTGAAGGTTCTAACCATTTATTTATAGTATTCCACAATTTCTTTTCCTTTTCTTTATTCCATATTTTTTTTGCTCTAAAAGCTGTAGAAACATAAGGAGGATCACAATAGATAATAGTATTTTTATAATCTAAATCAAATACACTTTTTTCTTTGTACACAAACTTAGAACTTGTAAAATATGGTTGCAATCCTTTCAAATATTTTTTTTTACTTTTCATATAATTAGTAGCAAAATTCTTACCACCATGGCTTCTTTTTTCTGTTCTTACTTGCTTTCCTCCAAAATATTGACCACCAAATCCCAATGTATAACCCACAAATGATTTTTGAGCAGAGGGTTTCTTATTTTTTTTATAACTTTCCCATTTTTTTTGTGTTATATTTTCAAGTTTTGGTAACCAACCTTTCTTTAATGCTTTAAATAATACAGTTATAGTTGGATTTACATCACTAAAAATATATTTCTTAAATACTTTATTTTTATCATCCTCCATAACTTGAATTCCTACACGCGCCATTCCACTAAATGGTTCCGCATAATTTTTTATAGATGGGTTTTCTTCTACTTTCTTATAAACCATTTTTGATATTGTTTTCGCCAATTTTGATTTTCCAGCATGATAAGGTAAAGGCATTATTACATTATCATGTGATTATTTTCTTCGGGTTCGTTTAGTTCTTTTTTTTCGGTTTTTCTTTGTACGTTTCTTCTTTTTTTTCTTTAAAATTCTTTTACAATATTGTTTTTGAGAAAACCCTTTTGGTCTTTTACAATTAATCTTTCTTTTATATTTCAAAGACCATTTACCAGCTCGTTTAACACGTTTAGGATTATTATTGGCTATCATTGCGGCCGCTACTCTTTTATCCGTTAAATGCCTTGGATGATCAAGCTTCGCAAAACTCTCTTCTAATTTTTGACTTGGTGTTTCTGTTCCCAATTGTTTGGGCGTTGTGTATTCTTCTCCAAGAAGTTGAGGGTCTACTAATCTTGATTCCAATTCCGTTGCGGAACGTTGTGGTATCTCTGCTTGGTATTCATCGCCAACACGAGGATCAGGTGTTTGTTTTTTTTCTTCTTGTGTCTTTATAAGCTCAACTGTCATTCCATCTATTTTATAAACTTTTCCATCTCCACCATATTTTTTCGAATCCGTTGCCCAATTTTCACTATGATATACCATTGTAAATGGATGTGTAGTCCCATTATCTAAAGGCCAATGTACAGTAATAAGGTCGCCTTTTTTCGGTGCCCCACCTTCTTCTTTTTTCGGTGCCCCACCTTCTTGTATAGTTGATAATCTTTTACTTTTTTTACTTTTTTTCATAAGTTTCTTATGTTGTTTGGATGTTAATTCTCCTTCTGGAAACATTCCTTTATGCCAATCCAAATGAACTTGAGTATCAGGAGTAATTTTACTTCTTTGTGCCATATGATGTGGTTCATATGGACTTAAAGCAGCTGTTAATAAACTGGTAGCCAACAAAAAATCTCTTGCTGATTTTAACGGCCTTCCTTTTGAAAGATTTCTTTTACTTCTTTTTAATAAAGTTACACCGTGTGATGATGCTATGATAGGTGGCCTTTTAGATATTCTTTTACTCATTTCTTTTGATAGAGCTATTTCTTCTTTTAATCTCTTACTTTGTTTCCTACTTTGTCGAGATTTTTGAGACTTTCTTGATTTTGAGACTCTTGATTTAACTTTTTGTGATTTTCGCGATTGTTTTGATTTAATAGAACGTTTTGAACTCATATTAATTATATATTAATTATTGATATAATTAATTTACCAACCACCACCTTTTTTAACATTAATCCTTGGCCCTTTTTTACTATTAAACGCGTTAGGATCGTATCCCTCCTCTTCATCATCCGACCCCAAATCCTTAGATAATTCCCAAAATTCCTTAGAACCCAATTTAAAGTCATTATGCGCGGATGCTTTATACCAAAATATTTGGTCTTCTAATTTATTTGACTTAGAGTTATTTGAAATAACTAAACATTCATAATTTTCAGTACATTGATCCATTACTTGACAAAAACTTTCAAAAGTAGAAAACATACCAGCATAATTTTCATAAATACGTTTTCTATTTGTTATATAAGGTTCGCGTAAAATAAATGTATAATCGATATTTGTTCTTAGATTTGGTGGAACACCAAGAGGATACTGCATAGTAATGACAAGCATTATTTTCCAATGCCTTCCATTCATAAAAAGAAGTCTCATAACTTTCTCACGTGCCCAACCATTATCATATAAACAATCATCCAGAATAACAAAGGCTCTTGCATCAATATTGCTTCTACCGTATGCTTCCTGTTCTTTTTTAACCTGTTTTAAAACCATTTTCTGTCTTTTCAATATATTTTCAATAATAGCAGAATTGTATTCGTCGTGAATAAATAATTTTGGAACCAATTTACCATAAAATCCATTACCTGACTCTGTTCCAGATATTACTGTCCCAATAGGAATGTCTTGATGATAATATAATAAATCTCTTACTAAAAAACTTTTACCTGTATCACGACGACCTATAAGAACGATTACGGGACCTGAAGCGGCATTAGGATCAAATTTAATATTTTTCATATCGAATTTTTTCAATTCTAAATTCATTAGTATTATATTTGAAATTAATTTATTATTTTTAACATAAAACTTTAGGTTAAAAACAAAAAAAATAAATAGTTTATAAATAATAAATAATGTTTGTTGTATCTTACAAAAAAAATAACAATAATGTTCTTTTTAGTAAAATAAAAAAAGAATGTGGATTTTCTCAAATTCAAAATTACATACCACTATATCAAAAATTTTTTTCATTAACAGATAAAACGTATAATAATATTAATTTAAATCATAAATATGCTATAACAGATATAAAAAAATCAATAAATGAAAATACTTTTGTTTTAAATTTAACAGATAGTAATAATAATTTAACCAAGGAATCTTTTTTTAAATTTAGTCCATTATTAGACCCTATAAAATATATGGTTGGTAAATATAACAATATAACAGATGATATGAGAACAACACTTCCTAAATTAAATAACAATATATCATCTAAAAAAGTATTAGACGTTAATAATTCTGCTTATGTAGATAGTTTTTTCTCGTATTTAAGTAGTACGGCATTTCATCATCATAAATTCCCAAATGCTTTAGACTTTTATGGTTCATTTCTTGGAGTACAAGAGAGTCATTTCTTTAATATAGTGGATGATTTGGAATATTTATATGATTCTGATTTTTTTCATGAAAATAAAGATAAATTATTTAAGACCGAAGATATAGATGAAGAAATGTTATCAGATGCATCAAGAACACATAGAAAAAAATTATCTCTAAAGGATGATAACATTAAATTAGATGTGAATGAGTTAAATGATGAAATGTATGGCGATGTGTTTGAACTTACTGAGAAAAATTTAGAAATACACAATCTTAAAGATATTGAAGTGCATATGGATATTAGTAGTAATCTAAGAAGTAGAAAAGATACTGAATCAGCTTGTTCATCCCGTTCATCGAATACAAGCGATGAAGAAAGTGATGACGATGAAATGGATATTTCAGGAGATTCATTAGAAAGTTGTACCAATAGCGAATTATCAGGTTATTCAAGTTCAGATAATGATGAAGACTTTATCAGGGGAGAAGTATATAATTTTCCTGTTCAGATCATATGTCTTGAGAAAATGGATAATACGTTAGACTCTTTATTGGATGATGAAGAAAATGAAATGGAAGTGGATGAATGGAAATCTTGTTTATTTCAAATATGTATATCTTTGATCGTATATCAAAAAATGTTTAATTTTACACATAATGATTTACATTCCAATAATGTAATGTATATTGAAACTGAAAAGAAATATTTGAATTACAGATATAAAAATAAATTATACCGCGTTCCAACGTTTGGTAAAATATATAAAATTATAGATTTTGGTAGGTCTATTTATTCTCATAGTGGAAAGAAATTTATGAGCGATAGCTTTCATTCAAAAGGAGATGCGAGTACACAATATAATACAGAACCTTATTTTAACGAAAATAAACCAAGATTAGAACCAAATTATAGTTTTGATTTATGTAGATTAGCGTGTTCTTTATTTGATTATTTTTTTGAAGATATTGAAGATGTTGAAGAAGAAGATGACCCTATAGCAAAAACGATAGCAAGGTGGTGTACAGACGATAAAGGAAGAAATGTGTTATATAAAAAAGATGGTGAAGAAAGATATCCCGATTTTAAATTATATAAAATGATTGCAAGAACGGTTCACGAACACACACCAGAAAATGAATTCGATAGAGAAAAAGATAATATTTTTAATAAATTCTTAAGTTCAAGAAAGAAAATAGGGAAGAAAGCGAAAGTATTTAATGTAGATGATATACCTTCATACGTATAAAATTGAATTAATAATAAACGTGTATAGTATATTATTAATGGACCAGTTCTACACAAAAATGGAAATAGCTGAACAATGTTGGAATACACTAAAAACAAAAGTTAATGTTGATGAATTTAATTGGTTTGTCGAACCTTCTGCCGGAACAGGTAGTTTTTATAAATTATTACCAATAGACAAGAGACGTGGGATAGATATAGACCCTAAATATCCTGGAGTGATGCAAATGAATTATTTAACATTAGATATGTCTGGTTTATACCAAGATGGTGTCGATAAATACCTTGTTATTGGTAATCCACCTTTCGGCAAAATTAGTTCCTTGGCTGTAAAATTCTTTAATAAATCAGCTGAATATGCTGATATTATAGCTTTTATTGTTCCAAGAACTTTTAAGAGGGTGTCTATCCAAAACAGATTGAATTTGAATTTCCACCTAATATATAATATTGATTTACCTATGAAACCTTGTTGTTTTGAACCGAAAATGGGTGCTAAATGTTGTTTTCAGATATGGAAGAAAAAGAATGTTAAGCGAGACATTATTGAATATCCAAAAACGCATAAGGATTTTGAATTTTTAAAGTATGGACCAAAAGATGAGGACGGACAACCTACGCCACCAGAAGGTGCCGATTTCGCATTGAAAGCATATGGGTCTAATTGTGGTAAAATAATAATTGAAGATTTAGATGCGTTAAGACCTAAAAGCTGGCATTTTATAAAATCAAAAATAGATGTTGCATTATTAAAAAAGAGATTTAATTTCTTGGATTATAGTATGAGCAAAGATACAGTTAGACAAGATAGTTTGGGACAGAAGGAATTAATTTATTTATATAGTCAAAAATATTAAATTAAATTAAATTAAAATATAAACCTTTTTTAATTTAATTATATAAATGGATTTTTATATGTATAAATCTGTCTGTCCAGGATGGTTATATGGTAATAGTGTTGATATTAGACATGTTATTGTACCTCACAATACAAAAGAGCTTGCGGTCAGAAATATGGCAAGAAAAAAAGCGAATAATGTTATAGGTTCAAATGATTGTAAAGTTCAATTATTGCAAAAATATGTCATGTCTATAGAAGCAAAAAAAAGTTATATGGGTTTAACAAGTTTGAAGTTTGATGGGGATAGTGTTGTTATGTCCGAAACACATGAACCACCACCAGTGAGTGAGCGTTAAACGCACCATCCTTTACGACGATGATCGGATATATGTTTTCTTGTTGATTCGTGTCCGCATTTTTCACACGTTACACGTTCTTTTTGGCGTTCTTTGTTTTCCTCCCTCCATTTTTTTCTTTTGGCTTTTCCTTCTTCGCTTTGATTATAAGCTATTTCAGCATTTCTTCTAGCTTCATGATTTTTTTTCCTATTTATTTTACATCTTTCTGAATTTGTTATATTATTTATTTCCATCCGTCCATTTAATGTTCCCATAGTATTTATATATTCTTGTTCTAACTGTCTGGCTTCTTCTTTTGTATCCACAGTACAAAGTACGGTATGTCCATTATTTATTTTTTCATAAGCTTTTTCTCTATTATATTTATTTCTAATATAAGTATAAAATTTACAATTATAATGTTTTGAGTTCGGTTGAAAACAACGAACGCGATGGTCTTTTAAACGACGTTTCATATCGTTAGTAGAACCAACATAAGCTTGTCCATCAATATCGATGGCATATACATGAAATTTCTTCGGCATATTATAATATAATTATTAATATAATATTTAAATCAATTTTATATTAATATTTTATCAAATTGGACGAGTTCGTCATAAGGGGAAGCCGATTACATTCGGGGAAAGCCCACTAAATTAGCTCCGATACCAAATCCAGCCCCCGATCTAGCGCTTACAGCCATAGACGGAACGTAGGTATCAAGTATAGAGAAGGTTGCTGCTGCCGTCAAAGCAATCAACATAACTTCATCAACATTCAAGGATTTCTTAGGAATTGCATAAGCTGCGATCGCAACCATAATACCTTCTACGAGATATTTTACTGCACGACGAACTAATTCGCCAAAATCAACCATATCACCGAGTCCAGACATATTATACTAATTAATTAGAAAAAAATAATTAGGTTAAAAAATAACTTAAATATTAAAAAAGCAAATTATTATAAATGAGTTCAATAGCTTTTGAGCGGCAAAATTTGCCTAATGGCGAGATTAATCCTAAATATGTTGATCTATTAGACGAAGACAAGCCTATTTCGGGACAAAAATTTGCTTGTATTTCTTTTGTTTCTCCTGAAAATGTTTTAGAAGACAAAAATAGATTTTTCTTTCAAGAATTCCTAAAATATTTTGATTTTTCTAAATCTATTGAAAAATATCATCAATTCTTAAATTTCCTCGCGTTCAAATATAATTTAGAATTTAATGATATGATTTCGGATTTCGAAGAATTTTTAAAAAGTGAAAAAAATGAATTCGATAGTGAAAAACTAAGAAATGAATATAAAACTTTCGTTGATAATAATGAACAAAGATTGCAGGAACAATTTGATGAAGCTCACGCTTTTCAAACTAACACGCGTGGTTTAAAAATTAGAGGAGTTTACGCAACACAAGGAGAAGCAGAATTGAGATGTAAATTGCTTAGAGAGGTTGATCCTAATCACAATGTTTATGTTGGTCCAGTAGGTATGTGGATGCCATGGGACCCCGAAGCATATAAAACGGGAAGAGTTGAATATATGGAAGAAGAATTAAATCAATTAATGAGTGAAAAAAATAAAAACGAAGAAAAAGCAAAGCAAGAATTTGAAAAACGCGTATTAGAAACTAAGAGAAAGGCAATTGAAGAAAACATAAAAATGGCCAAGGAGAATAAAAATAAGTTAACGCAAAACATTGACAAAGAAGGTAATTTGTATGGTGTAAATAATACTATTGAAAATGCTTTGACTGGTGAAAATGTAACAAGCGCCGATATTAAAGCAGAATTATTTGAAGGTGATAATATTATTACTTCTAAAAATAAAGATCAACCCAAGTTAAAATCTCTTTTACCAGATGACAAGGAAGATAAATAAAATTGAATTATAATCTATAATTAATTATATATAACTAATTATGGATAAAAACATGGATACTAAATCTACACAAACACCTACTAATATCAAACCGGTTAATCCCGAAAAAAAGAAGAAAAAGAAAAAGAAAAAGAAACAGTCATATAAAGATATGATGGCAGAAATATTAAAACCTAAAATAACAGACCAAGAAAGAATAGCTCTTAAAAAACAAACTGTTATGTCCAATGGTCTTGGTGGTGGTAATTTCGGAAAACTTGAAAAAATTTAATTTTTCAACCAATACAATAAAACAATATCATCATATCCTATTACTACTACTAATAAAAAATAAAACCCCATAAAGAAAGACATATTTTTTATATTACTTAAAAATGCAATTATATGAATACTCCAATTTAAAAAACAAGACAAAAAATAAACAATAAAAGCTTCTTTCCTCATCTTTTTTTGTGTGTCATCATCTTCCAAAAATCGCATTGCCAAGCATTTATTTACATTATAAGAATAACATGATAATATACAATATAATGCTAACAGTTTTGGTAAAATACCAGCATATTTCCAATCTATAAAAAAATTTACACAAGATAGAAAGGTTGTTATTATGTGGTGATATTTTGTTGTTGTCGATAGCTTCATATTTTTAAATAGGGCTACTGTATCTCCTGAAGTGTATAATGAACCAATAAACCATAATAATATACTCAAATCGCCAATATTAAAAAAAACAAACGGTATGATTGGTATTGTGGATATTGACAAATAATATAATACATATGATTTTATAAAGTTTTTTTTTATGTAATTCTTTTTTTTATCATCATATGTTGGATATTTTTTATAAAAATATGATAAATATATATCCACTAAGGGATAACTTATATATGTTATAATTAAATTTATAAATATGACCCAAATTGGTGGCATTATGTTATATATTAATCGGCTATTCATTTAAATAGATTATATAAAGCTTTAAATTTATATAATGTAATGAATCAATGGTTATTAATATCACATAGTGCTGCTTTATTTCCAATGGGAGTATTTTTATGGAGTTGGAAAAGAAGAAAAGATACGGCTTCTGTTTTCATGTTTATAAAATTTATATATGCTGTAACATATTCATTACTTTATCATTCGCATCATAGTTTATCAGAAGATGAAGTATTTACAAGTGATTATGATTATTCTAATTGGGCTTTATTAGACGGGTATGCGGCTTCTTCTCTTATATTTACTACTGTTCTGTATACATTAAGAGTAAGAGAACCACAATTTTATATAACCAGTTTTGCTGTAGAAAATATTGTTTTGGTTGTTTATTTATGGGAACAATTAGATCACGCTTTAATATTAACTTGGTATTTATCAGTTTGTTCTGTTATAGTGTCAGTATTAAAATGGCGCACAAATTGGAGATATCTTTTAAGATATAAATGTGTCTCATTTCTCACAATAGCTTTTGGAATATCTGCGGTTGTTATGTATTGTATAGCAGTTAAACAATTTTATAACGAGATTTATGTAAAATATCATTCATTATGGCATTTTTTTGTTTTTTCAACTGCTGGATTTGGTTCTCTATTAAGATACAAACTTGATGAAGAAATACATCCAATTCATAGAAGAGATCAATTAGATTCTATATAGTCGGAATAAATTCCCAATTTAATTCTTTACATATTTTTTTCCAAATTTCATCCTGTTCTATTCGTTTCACTGGATCTTTCAACATTGGAAAATATGGTAAAAATACATTTTCTCCAAGTAATTCACACATTTTGTATAATACATAATAATAATTCAAAAAATTCACTCTATCATCAGGACAATGATTCGAATATGGTTTTTGTATTTCCATAAATAAATTACATAATGTATCTTCTAACTCTGGATTCATTACTGGTGGTTTTATTCCTAATTTATCTTTTATAAATGGTATGTGTTCATAATATTTATTATAACCCAATTTCTTTAAAATATCCTTTGCTTTCTTATTTGTGATCTGTTTTAATGATATTCTTTCTTTCTTTATTTGCAATTTTATATTATTCAATACTTCTGTAGGTATTTGGGTAGTTTCTTTTGCTTGAAATTGAGCCAATATCTCACGAAAATGATTTATTCTTTTATATGCATAAAAACAAACTTCTTTAGGTGGTTCCTTATATGATGGCTTTTCGTGTTCTATCAAATATTGTAAATGTTGTCCGCATTTATTACATATTATCAATCCTTCCGCTTCTACCGGTATTAACTCGCCTCCACAATTTTTACATTTTTCATAATCTATCACATAATTATTTATATCTATAAAACTTTCATCGATACTTGTTAAATATTTGTTTATATTATTGGTATCTTTATTTTCTTCTTCGGTATTTTTCTCACTTTTTTTATTAAAAAAATTATTCAATACTATTGTTTTCTTTGATTTACCCTGTGAAATATTCTTTTTCTTTTCAAAATATTCAAAAATATAATCAGAATTTAACAAAAAATAGTCTTTTTTCTCTCTTTTTAATTTCTTTATTCTTTTCCTAATTTCTTTTATTTTATCTTGTATTTCTAATTTATCTCCAATATCTTTTATTTTTAATAATTGTTTTTTTAGCCTGGTTTTTTCCTTTTTTAATTTTGGTAAAATATTATTACTTACATCTAAAAACTCTTTCAGTTTTTCATTATGTTTGCTATCCAAAGTGACAATTGATTTTTTATTTATACATATTTTTTTACTCGCCTTTGGTTTAAAATTAGGCATTAATATAAATAGGTTTATGTTATTTTTAATTATTAATTTTCTAATTTAAAATAAATGAGTGATATTCATGTTGATACTCCCAATAATAATATTACTATTGATAAATTAAAATTTAGAAAAATGACTTTTATTTATAATGCTTTAGAAAAGGGTTGGAGTGTTAGTAAAAAAAGCGAATTATATATTTTTAAAAAAAACCATGAAGGTAAGAAAGAAGTTTATTTAGATGATTATTTAACACGCTTCATGGAGGAAAATTTCGATCTCTCTTCCATTTAGTTATATCTTTTATTTTTAATTAATTAAGTAATTAATTAATTAAATTTCAATAATTTTTTTTTCTTTAGCAATAGTATAAATGGGTGGTGGCTTAATGCAACTCGTAGCTTACGGCGCACAAGACGTCTATTTGACCGGTAATCCTCAGATCACTTTCTGGAAGGTTACCTACAGAAGACACACGAACTTCGCAATGGAATCTATTGAACAAACTTTTAATGGACAAGCCGATTTCGGTCGTCGTGTTCAATGCACTGTTTCCAGAAATGGTGACTTAGCATACAGAACTTACTTACAAATTACTCTTCCTGAAATCAACCAAGATGATAATGCTGGTGGTAATGTTTACGCCAGATGGTTGGATTGCCCAGGTGAGCAATTGATTTCCATGGTTGAAGTAGAAATTGGTGGTCAAAGAATCGACCGTCAATACGGTGACTTCATGCACATCTGGAACCAATTGACTCTTACTTCTGAACAAGAAGATGGTTACAACAAAATGATCGGTAACACCACACAACTTACTTTCTTGACTGACCCACACTTTGCTGATGTAGCAACTGCTTGTGGTGCCGCAGCTGTTCCTGAAGCAGTATGTGCTCCAAGAAACGCACTTCCAGAAACGACTCTTTACGTCCCTCTTCAATTCTGGTTCTGCCGTAACCCTGGTCTTGCTTTGCCATTGATTGCTTTGCAATACCACGAAGTTAAAATTAACATCGAAATCCGTCCTATGGATGAATGCTTGTTCGCTGTCACCCAAGTTGGTGAATCTGCTGCTCCAGGCAAAAACGTAAAAGCAACCGCAGCTTACTCCAAATCTTTGGTAGCCGCTTCCCTTTACGTTGACTACATCTTTTTGGATACCGATGAACGTAGACGTATGGCACAAAACCCACACGAATACTTGATTGAACAGCTTCAATTCACTGGTGATGAATCCATTGGTTCCTCATCCAACAAAATCAAATTGAACTTCAATCACCCATGTAAAGAATTGATCTGGGTTGTTCAACCTGACGATAACGTAAGTTATTGTGATAGTTTCGTTGAAACTAAAGTTCTTAACATGGCTTTGGGTGCTCAGCCATTTAACTACACTGATGCTATCGATGCTCTTCCAAACAGTATCCGTGCTTTCAGTTCCAGTGTTCAATTGTCTGGCGCTAGTAACAACGCAACAAACACCTCTGTTATCAACGCACACGGTCTTTTCAACGACCCTAATGCTAACAGTGATGGAACTGCCGCTCAAGTAGGAGAACTTTCCGGTAACTTAGGTTCCGCTGGCCCAACCAACGGTGTCTCTGATGCTGGCGCATTCGTTCTTGCTGAAACTTCCTTGAAAATGCACTGTTGGGGTGAAAATCCAGTTGTAACTGCCAAACTTCAATTGAACGGTCAAGACCGATTCAGTGAGCGTGAAGGTACTTACTTCGATTTGGTTCAACCATACCAACACCACACTCGTTCCCCTGATACTGGTATCAACGTTTATTCGTTCGCTCTTCGCCCTGAAGAACACCAGCCATCTGGAACCTGTAACTTCAGTAGAATCGATAACGCAACTCTTCAATTGGTTGTTTCCGCCGCTGCCATCGGTAGTGCCGCAACCGCCAAGGTCCGCGTTTATGCTACCAACTACAATGTATTGCGTGTTATGAGTGGCATGGGGGGCCTTGCCTATAGTAATTAAGCGGATGGAGTATTCTTTAAGATAATCCCAAAACTAACAATTATTTTAAAATTGATTTAAATAAAACATTTTATAACTTATTATAATATGTTTTCCGAACATGAAGTTGTTTTAAGTCAAGACGTTGGTCTTTATACTCGTTATGGTAGATACGCTGGTTCATACAAAAATATTTGTTATTTAATTCAAAATAAAGAAACAAATGAAAAATATTACAAAATGACTTGTAATAAAGATAATACTATTTATACTACATTATCTATTGACGATGTTAAATTAATTATGAATTACAAACCATATAGACCAATTTGGTCGTTGCATAGTAATGGATATGTATATGCACAACTCCCAAATAAAAAAAAAATAACATTACACTCTTTTATAATTAAAAATAAACACCCTAATGATGAAAAAATTAATGATAAAAAATATTCTATTGACCATATTAATCGTGATAAATTAGATAATAGAAGGGAAAATTTAAGATGGGCTACACAAAGCGTTCAAAATTCTAATACCTATAAAAGAAATAGAAAAAAGATGGCAAAATCTCTACCAGCAGGATTAACTCAAGATATGATGCCCAAATATGTGTATTATTGTAAAGAATGTTATAATAAAGAAAAACAATTATACAGAGAATTCTTTAGAATTGAAAAACATCCAAAATTAAATAAAAAATGTATTTCAAGTTCAAAATCTTCAAAATTAACCATTTTACAAAAATTAACAGAAATCAAAAAAAAATTATACAATTTAGATAATGATATTGTTGAAGAAGATCCAAATAAATTACCGCCATATTATACAATACAAAATTTTAGAAACGCCCCTCATTTAACATACGATCATAAACACGACAATAAAAGATTTAATCTTAAAATGAAAATGAAAACCGATAAAACCCAAGAAGAAGAATTAAAGAGATTTAATGATAAGTTATTTAAGAAATATCCCGACTTACAAAAACGTGAGAATTAAGTTCTAATTTAGCCCCTTTTTTAATCTAATTAAATATTATAATGTCATTACAACAGACGGCAAGTGACTACGTTAAACAAGGCGATAATGCATTCGCAGAATGTGATAAAATTACTGACCCTAATAAAAATAAAGCGTGTTTACATGCAGCATTTAGCAAATTTGGTATTGGCGGTAAAAGATGGCCAGGAAGAAGCCAGAAAAGACTAAGAAGAAAATCGCGTAGAAAATCTAAGAGAAAAAGTACAAAGAAAAAACGTAGAAGAAAAAGAAAACGTACAAAGAAAAAAAGAAGAAGAAGACGCCGTTAATCAAATATAATTAATATTATTTAATTATATATGATAATATTAGATAGTTTAGCCATATTAATTAATTCGGTTGGATGGGGTATTAAACCAGTTCTTGAAAAAATATCTGTTAAAAAAATTGGACATAGCAACTTCTCATATATTAGATATATTATAACTGGTATCATAGCACTTCCTTTATTAATATATAATATTAAAACGTCCAATAAAAATAAATTTAATGACCCTGCTTATTTACAAGATGCTATAAAATGGGGTTTAATTGTTTCACTTGTCGCTTTAGCTGCTATTAAAGCTAATTACTATTTATTAAGTAGATATGATGTTAGCTATATTGCCCCTATAGTAGAAGGTGCCCTTCTCGTAATGAATGCTATTTTCGGAATCATATTTTTGAAAGAAAAAATAACCACACAAGCTGTTCTTGGAATTGGAACAATCATTGCTGGAACATTCATATTATATTCTTCGTAAATTATATATGTTTTATACATCAATTAATTTAATAGCTCAAATATTATGTTATGTTGCCGCATTTGGATTGTCTGACTATTATGTTAAAAATTATAAAAAATTAAAGGGAAAACAACAAGTGCAATTTTATTCCATTATGGGTGTAGTAGGCTTTATGCTTTACCATCTTTAAATATATTATTTAATGAAATGATTTAAATAATATTTTGTTAATTGTATTATAAGATGCAAATTTTCGTAAAGACACTTACGGGTAAAACGATCACCCTGGATGTAGAGCCATCCGATACGATCGAAAATGTAAAACAAAAAATCCAGGATAAGGAAGGTATCCCACCCACTCAGCAAAGATTAATTTTCGCAGGTAAATAAGCTTGCCTGGAAAAGTCATATGCCACTACGATTTGGGTTCTTGTAGTGGATAAACATTTAGAATCCCAAATGATAATTTATCATATATTCAATGGCTAGTCTCGTAAGAGGCAACATATCTTATAAAGTTCGGGAACTCCCTTAGAGCTCTAATCACGACTTAATAATAAGAAATTATTATTAATAGGCAGGGTAATGACCTCGCTCATCGTAATAGCATTAGAGATTGGGTAATCCGCGGGTAAAGTATCTAAATCTGTTATTGATTAAGACATGATACTCCCTCAACGACCGCACGGATATGGGCTTGAGAAGTTTAATCAACTTCTATGAAAGCTTAAGATACAGTCTGGCTCTTTGTGAAAGCAAAGAGATGAGTTACGAAGCAACTCGAAGACGGCAGAACGCTGTCAGATTACAATGTGCAGAAGGAAGCGACGCTCCATTTGGTCCTTCGGCTACGTGGAGGCTATTTTTAAAATGTAAAGTAATTTCTTAATTATATTATATAATATAATAAATAAAATTGATTTAAATATAATACTATTATTATATTTAATATGGAAATAATATATCCAACAACGATAAGACATTATGAAGGTTGTATAACTAAACATAATGATAGATTTCAAGCAAGAATTCGCACCAGAAATATTTGTAAAAGATTTAAAACAAACGAAGAGGCATTTGAATTTATAAAAAATACAAATATTGAAAATAATTTTATTATAAAAAATAAAATATATAAATATAATGATTATAGTGAAGTAGAATTAACAAAAAATAAAAAGTTGATTATTGATAATGATGATATAAATAAAATCCAAAAAATTTTATGTTTTTCGGATGAACGATATAATACAACTTATGTGAGATATAGATTAAAGAACCAAGGGCATACAGTACCGAAATTTATCCATAATTATATTATGAACTATACCCCCATAAATAATATTACAATTGACCATATTAATGGAAATGGTTTAGATAATAGAAAAAAAAATTTACGAATGGCTACACAATCATTACAGTTGCGAAATCAAGTAAGAAAATATGGAAAAAGTAAAATAAGACATATTGAATATACTAAATGGAATACATTCACTGCTTGTTTTAAATATGAAAAAAAAAGATATAGAAAGACTTTCAAAACATTAGAAGAAGCAAAAAAATGGTTGATTGATACTAAAAAAAAAATCATACCCGCAGAAGGCCTTGTTGTTCGTTTGATTTAACGAAAGAAGAAGAGCAAAAAAAATGCTTTCATTACAGTAATCTTCAGCCCTTATGGGCGGATGAGAACCTGAAAAAAGGGGGGCAAATATATTAAATAAAGTAATTAAATACATAAATTTTATTACTTTAATGTATATTTATATATTACCACTTTTTATTGGGTTTTGTCTTAACATAATAGCAGCAAAGCAAATACATAAAAAGGCTGAATTATTATTAAAAAATCCGTATACACCTTTACCCGATATTATTCATAATAATTTTCCAAAAATTCATCTTTTTATTCCAGATTACTTTCTTTTTATATGTTTCTCAATTGCTTTATTTAACTATAATTCTCTCGTTAATATCGAAAAGAATTTATTATGTGTTGGCTTATGTACAATAATAAGATCTTTTAGTGTGTTTTTAACAATTATGCCCACGTGTATGCCTGAGCCAAATCATACCGTAGAATATATATATACAAAATTGTTTCTTTCTACACACGATTTAATGTTTAGTGGTCACACATTGTTTTTCATATCTATTGGAAATATGTTAAATAGTCATTTCATAAAAGTTTTTGGACCATTTCTTCTTATTATAGCAAGACAACATTACACAATTGATGTGTGTGTGTCTGTATTAGTGTATTTTTTCGTTTATTCATATATTTAAACATATTAAACATTTCGTTATAATTACTTTATGGAAATACCACGAACATCCTTTTTTGGTTGGTTAGGCATGGTTGTAACTTTTTTATATAAACTACCACAAATATATAAATTATATAAAAGCAAAACCTCAAAGGGGGTTAGTTTAATATCATATTCAATACAAACAATAAGTTATCTACCATATGCCATGCACGGTATAATGATTGATGATTTACCGACTTTTGCTATGGGTGCATTTTCTTTTATATTAAATGTAATATTATGTATGCAAATTATTTTTTATCATAAATATTATGACCAAATACAACCCGTTATTACAACACAACAAGAACCTCAGCAACAGGAACTTCCACAGCGACAGAACTAGTACGATTATAATACGATGTCTCTAACGCCATAGGTATAGGCACAATCTTTGCCTTTTTATATAAACAAGCATTTATACACCCATTTATTCTGTTAAAATAGTCCTTCATTGTAACAGGGCAACACGATAAGCAACATAATACAATTACAAAAATACCTATTAATGTTATTCCTATTCTTGGAATTAAATGCTCACCACAAAACCAACACATTGTTAAGTCAATCGTTATCTATTTAATTAACTTTATAATATATATAATGCTAGGAATATTTGTTGCTGGTGTAGTAGGTTATTATGTGGGTTTATATACATTATTATGGTCACAACTTTACACACCACATATAAAAAGAATTAAAGATAAACCCGTTCCAGACAATTATTTAAAATATAATGAATTATAAATGGCAGATAACACAAAAAAAGAAAAAGAAATTGTAAAATTTTATTATTTTAGCGAACTTGGTGAATGTGGTGATAGCGCAAAGAAACATGAAGAATATTGCAAAAAAATGATAGAAGATGGATATTCGTTAGTAAAAGTTACACCTTTAGGTGATTTGGATGATAGAAGAGACTCTTACGAAGGAACACTAATATATCATTGGCGACTCGTTTCTATTAAACCATTTAAATGATAAAATTTAATATCTCTTTGATCCTCTTTATCATTAAAATTTAAATACATTCTTATGGGTTCCTTTACTCTTGTTGTTTTAATTTCACCAAAAATATCTATGTTCATTTGATAAGTTCTCCTTGTCATGACATCTTTCTTTAGATATTTAAATACAGGATTTAATTCCATATATTCCATATAATGTATTTACTTAAAAAATAAATTATATATTTACGTAAAGATGTTAAAAGCTTTTCATTTAAGCGATGAAACCAAAACTTTTTTAGCGTGGCAGTGGTGTCTTTCTCAAGAAAAAGAAAAAAGAAAACATCCCGAAGAATGTAAAAAATATTATGAATTATATAAGAAAATATTGCAAAAAAAAAAAATAAAAATAATAATAATTAATATATGATAATTAGATTTTTTGGCTATCGTAATTCGCAAATAAGAAAAATGTCTTTTAAAAGACCTCCTCCTGATTATATTTATAAGCGTGAAGTTGTTCAAAGTGATTTGGATGGAAGTAAACTTAAAGGTGAATTTGATTGTGAAAACGAAAAATGGGTCAATTCAGGTAAAAATTTATATTATCCAAAATACGGCACATCAATTTATGATGATAAAATAATATATGACATTGACAAAAAATTAAAGGAGCAAAATTCAAGGGAAGATTAATTCTGAAGGGAAAGGAACACTGGAAGTTGAATGGGTGCGAAAAGATGGCCAAGCATATCATCCAAAAAGAGGTTCATATGATTTTGGCTTTACAAGACAATAATAATTATAAAATTGAAATAAACATAATTTTTTATTTCAATTAAATGACTACATTACCACATTCTCTAACAAAACATATATTCACATTCATTTTACAACCATATGAAATAAAGTTATTGAATAATACTAATTTAGAACTTGAAGATGTAAAAATATTAGAAGATAAACATAACAATCACATCTATCTTTTGAAAGAATTCGTAGCTAAGACATGTTTTTGGAGAGTAAAATGGTTAAATAAAAATTTTGATTTGGCTTCATCTGACGACGATGAAGGAGAACAATTTCGTGATAAAAAATACGAAAGTAGTAGAGCTGGACTGGAGTTTATCACAACTTATTGGAATTATCATTATCCAGCTTATTTCGCTGAAACTGCTTTAGCAACCGACCATAATAATTGTGAAGAAGAATACATCACAGATGTTTATAAATGTTCCAGAGTTTTAAAAAACCTTATGATGCTTAAACATTATATATGGTCCGATAAACATAATGGTCTATTTAAACCCGGACTTAAACATAGGTCGGTTCATGTATGGAAAGGTGGTAATACTATAGTTATGGAAGGCGACCTTTAAAACATTTACTGAATGGTTGCGTTAAACCCATCAATAGAGCTGATGCAGCCAAACCTTGTAAAAAGGCAGCTCTTCTCACTTTAGCAGATTCTTTTTTAATAGCCATTTGTTTTTTAGTTAGTGAATCTTTGAAAGGAGTTCCTACATTACGCGTCATTATTAAATAATAAATACAAGCAAGGCAATAAACAGCCATTCCATAAGCTAAATATACTGAAATTACACAATTCATTATATATTATATCATTATATTATATATGACAAAATTTAAGAAAAATAAAACGCGTAAAGGTGGAAGGCACAACATGTCATCAAGGGGCCGGGCAAGCCGGCGCGTGGCCCGCGGAAGGAGTAGTTCGAGAAGAAAAACGGGCAAAACTGCCGCCCAACCGAGCAAGGAGTACGCACAAAAGATGGCAGAATCTTGGACGGAGGTTATGAACGAGACCACAAAAGATGGCAAAATCTTGGACTCCATCATAAAATCGATTGATAATGGAATAAAAGTTATAGCATATAATGATGAAATCCAACCATCATTACGACATATCGATTCGGCTATAACGGGGTGGGTCGATACCGTCTTTCCAAAGTTCGCTCAAAGCCAGGAGGACCAGGAAGCTTTGAAAACATTGCAAGAATTTAAAAAAAAATATTGGGACGTATGGTATTACAGACCCAAAGACGCAGGTTTTTATTTTTCAAACGATGATGAAAAGGCTATTGCGGGCATTGATCAACCGACGGAGAAAAGACCTTTTACCGATGAACACAAAAAAGGTTTGAACTATTATCTTACAAAAACGGAGTACGGAAAGAAACATTTAGCAGAAATTAAAGAAAGAGCAGAAATAAATATTGAACAACTTCAAGATGAGAAAAACAAATTGAACGACGAAGAAAGAAAATTAAATCCAAATAACAATATAACCGAAGGAGCTGGGACAACACATGATTGCGATGAACAAACTTTAAAGAAACCTTTGACCTGTAATGTTACGAAATGTCCAAAATGGAGGGCAAAAATAGCCGCGTGTAAATCTTGGAATGATAAAAAGAGGGAACTTGCGATTGTAGAGCAAAAAATAAATAGTCACAAATTATTAGATTCCTTAAAAAAACATGATGTTTTAAAAGAAGAAGGTGTAAAAGCAGTTGAAGTAGAAGGGGGTAAAAGAAAGAAAAGAACGCGTAGAAGAAGAAAAAAAAGGAAACGTACAAAGAAAAGACGTAAAAGACGACGTTAATTAATAAGAAATATAATAATATTAAACAAAGAAAATATTATTATAAATGGACCTTCCTTTTCTTTACATTGTTGATGGTGTTATAATGATTTCAATATTTTATGCTTGTTTTTGTGTAAACCCAAAAAAATATACAGAAATAGATCTTCACACTCCATTAAAAAATGATAATTATTTAAATTATGAAGAATTTGATATTGAAGAAGGCGATATAGAAGCTTTATAAAATTAACAACTAAATAATTTATTCATATTTTTAACTTCCATTTTATCTTCTTCTTTGAACAATATTTTTTCAATGAGTTTATCATCTCTCAATCTAACACTATAATTTTTCTGTTTATCTTGACGTCCAACGCGTCCAAATGCTTGTATCATCTTCTCTTGTGTCATGTTTTTCAAATCTTTACTTAAATACCCATGACAAAACTGATAATTTGTTCCATAAATATAATCTGAACTCGCTATAATTAAATATAACTTTTGTTGTTCTGCCATTTTTTTCATTATATCTACGTATTTTAAGTTATCGTGCGTTGTAAAAACACCAATACCCATCATTAATAATATTTTCCATTCTCTATCTATATCCAATAACATAATTTTCTGGACAACTTCATCATCTAATTCAGAAGCAAACCCTTTTTTATTCGCACTCTCACACCATAATTTAAAATGTTCTTCGGTATTTGGAATATATTTTTTCTTCAATTGAACTTCGAGTAATTTCGATTTCAACAACCTTATTTTTTCTATATACTCCTCTTGATATTGTTTTTCTCTCGTATTTTCTTTCACTTCTTTATCCAATTTTTTCTCATCTAATTTCGCCAATCTTTGATCTTCTTCAATCGTTAAGACCTCTATTTCTTTCATTATATTATCATTATTAACAATAATACTCATCAAATCTATCAATTCATTTTCTGGTATATTGCTAACTTTCAAATAAAATTTCGCTATTTTTTTTACATCATTTGTAATAAATATAGTAGGTCCATCCGTTAAAGTATGCGCATCATTGGTTGTTATTTTAATCACAGAATCGTGTTCTTTCTCTATCTTTAAATGTTTCCTTATTTTTTGTAAATCATCTTCTTTCATCTTTGATAATAACTTTAAATAATAGAGTTTCAGGGACATTATATTAATCTCTGATATATCTTCAAAATAATTATTCATTTCATATGCTTCTTTAATCAAATTTTTCTTATGCATTTTAATAATAAATCTTGAAATCTCATTAACATCAAAATGTCTCAACATGGTTTTATTCGTATTCAAATATTTCACACATCGTTTCAAATCTTTACAATTGTCGAATTCAAAGTGTGGCATCATTGTTTCCGCATTCGATTTCAAAATTGGTATTGTTTTTTGACATTCGTAACTAACTACATTTATTTTACTACCATTTTGAAATTTCCTCTGGTAACTCATTATCATTGGGTGTAATTCTTTATCATCTGGTAATGTTGCTGAAGACAATACAATATTTGGTATTTCATTCTCTTTCCAATTTCTTTCTAATATATTATGAAATTCGTGATTTTCATAATCCAATGTTATTGTTGGTTCATCCCAATACCACAATAAATCGGTCGCCTCATTAAAGGCTAACATATAACGCATTGCATACAAATAAGATTGAACATCAGATATAATCACTTCTACTTTATCGCCTACTGAGTTATCTACACGAAATATCCCTCCTGTTCGCCTATTTCTTATTATATCCTTCGCCGCAAAATAGTGTAATCTTATATCAGAAGTATCTCTACAACCAAAAGCTATCGCAATTGGTATTTCTGTTGATATACAAGATTTAGCCAATTGTAATCCAATATGTTTCGCAGCACATACAAATATTATTCGTTTTTTTATACCCAATGGTGTTAACGTTTTTCCTGTACCTGTAGGTGCTTGATACAATATCATAAAATTATTTTCATTATTTATTGTATTTAATATCTTCTTTTGATGTTCATATAATTGCACATCGCTATATTTCAACATTGTATCATTCCTCTCTATATAAGAATGCGCATTCTTTATCAAATTATTATATTTTATTTCTTTCTTGTATTTCTTCAATATCATATTCACATATTCCAAAACATAAATATTCAACTTATTTATATTGTTTTTCAACAATTGTGTCAGTGTATAATAATACTCACAAGAATAGTCATTTTCAAAGAATAATTTTATATTTTTTATGATAATAAATTCATATAGTTCTTTTTTTAATGTCAATATCTTCTTATTCATGTTTTTCATTCTCATTTCATCTATTTTTTTAAGTTTTGCTTTCTTCTGTCTTTCTACCTTAAAAACTTCATCGTAACTTCTATTTATTTTATTTATATCTCCTTGAAAATATGTGATATAAACATAATAATGAAAAGGTTCTAAGTTATCACCACCTATCTTCATGTATTTCAATAAACTATTTGAGTTATTAAACGATACATTGATATCTTTTCTACTATTGAATAACAATTGTAAAATTGCTTTTTCTTTTTTATTTACTGGAAGTTCCAAGAAATCCCATTCGCTTTTTGTAAGTTTTGTTTGTGACAGATCCATGATTCTTTATTAATTATATTATAATGAATATTTTAATTCAATTTTAAAATTGATTAAAAGTTATCGGTTATATTATTTTATAATCATGTCTATGATATTTTCTGTTGAGGGTAATATAGGTAGTGGTAAATCCACACTTATCAAACATTTGAAAGAAAAATTAAAAACCATTTCAGGTATAAAAATTGTTTATTTAGAAGAACCTGTTGATATATGGCAAACTATAAAAAATAAACAAGGAGATGATATTATAAAATGTTATTATCAAGACCAAAAAAAATATGCTTTCCAATTTCAAATGATGGCTTACATCACAAGAATCACACAATTAAGAAGGGTTGTAAGTACATGTAAAAATTGTATTATTATTACAGAAAGAAGCATACTAACCGACAGAAATGTTTTTGCAAAAATGTTACATGAAAATGATACATTAGATGAAATCTCACATCAAATATATTTAAAATGGTTTGATGAACTTTCTATGAATTTAAAAATTAATTCATCTATATATATTAAAACCTCGCCAGAAACTTCTTTAAAAAGAGTTTTAAAAAGAAATAGACCAGGAGAAACGTTATCACTTGATTATTTAAAAATTTGTCATGATAATCATGAAAAATGGTTACAAAACGAAAAATATTGTTTATTATTAAATGGTGAAAAAGAGTACAAAGAAAATATACCAAAAGAATGGCTTACGGTCATAACAAACCATTTACATAATATGGTTGACCCAATTGTTCAAATGGATAAAATATACGATTTACTAAAACAAAATGGAAATACTTTCGGTTGCTAATCAATATCACCATTCATTAATAAATAATTGAAAGTAGATTGTGATTTATATTTTAAATGGTCTAATTCAAATGTTGTCGTTGGAAATTCATCTCTACCATATATATCTTGTAACAATAACCATTCAAACACCCCTCCTGAATATAAATATATATTATAAAATCCTAATTTATTTAGTTGTTCGTATTTATTATATATTGTTTGGTCATCTGAATTCTTTCCATATATTATTATTTTTAAATTAGTCTTATTTAAATTTTTATTTATTACTGCTATTTCTCTTTCTGGCGAAATAGTTCCCTTTATTAAACAATTCTGTTCATCCACTTTTAAAGTATTTATTAGTAAATAATCATTGTTTTTTGATATCATTTGTTGTATATCTTCGAAATTTACTTTCTTGAAAGATTGAGATTGTCCCATTAAAATTAATTTAATATAAGTAATTAATTTTAATTTGTAATTATTACATATTAATTTTTTTCATATCTTTGTAATATTCTCATAAATTCCCAATATGGAAAGTCATCTTTCATCCACATTTCTTTTGTTATTACATTACCGTTAGGAACTATGCAACTTGATGGTTTTTTCCCTTTGTTTCTAATACCTCCTATTGTTCTACAAGCATTACGACTTCCTCCATCTGGAGTTGAACTTGCTGGACATCCTTCTTGACACTGACCAGCAGGAACTAAACTACATGAACCACATTTACCATTTACAGGTATATGTGCCAATGATGCTTTCTTAGCTAATCCATAGTTTCTTAATGTTCTACCCACACCCATAAATGGTGCGCATAATAAAGATTCATCGCCAAGGTCTCTAACACCATTTATAGTTAGCATTCTCTTTTTAAAATCTGGCCATTTACCTTTCCCTGGTTTAATTCCTTTACCGTCTTTTTGAACACAATCGTATTGATTGGTGCCACATTTATTTTTTACATTTCTTCTGTTAAAAAATACATAGCCCTGTTCACTTCCATGTCCACATCTTCCCGGGGTACAACGAATACAATTTGGTGGGTCTCCTCCCCAAGAACCAGCTCTATATTTGGCATTTATACCCTGAGCGTATGCTTTACATTCTGAGGCAGAAAGAGCTAAACTTTTATCTGGATCTCCTGATGCTACTAATTTAGCGCCACCTTGGTAAATAGAACGGCTATTTCTTACAAATTTCCAAAATGGAAAGTATGGTTTATCATAATTTGCTTTTGTTATTACTTTACCGCCTCCCCAATCGTGACCTACCTTTCCACCACCAGCGAGTCTTGTTCGATTCAAGTTAGTATCCAACATAAAAGAATTTTCTACACCTAAATTATCTCTCGTGTATATTATTTTTTGTTCATCACTTGATATAGTTACCTTTTTATGGGATCTTTTCATTATTTCTACGAAATCTTTCCAACAAGGTTTCTTCATAGGTATAGTTGATGCATTCGGTGGTTTTCCATAACAATTCTCATATAATTTTATACCTTCATCATAAGTATCTACATTAGAAGCAGCTGTTAATCTGTCGGCTTTTTGTTTCACAGCTCTTATTTTATCTTTATATTGATTTGGAGACCATTTGTAAAAAGTTCCTGTTACCCAATCCTTTGTAAGTCCATAGTTCTTTCTCGCATCCTGACGAACCGATTTTTTAATATTATCGGGATGCAACCTACCCTTTGAAGTACAACCTGCTTGTTCATATAAATTTACCAAACAATCTCTTGGACGTTCCTTCTTACTTGATTCATCTACAAATCTATCTTCACAAGCATCCACATCTGTTCCATAACAAACTTTTGTATTTTTTTTTGCTTCTTCATAATTTTTCGATTCCGTTTTGTCTAAAATAGCATACATTGAATTTAATACATTACTATAACTGGTTTTATTCCACAATTTCAATAAATTGCTACCCCAACTTCCTTCATTGCTTAATCTTGTGTGTATATTCCCCGTACATCCTGATTTTTTCCATAAATCTTTCATACACGCATCACTATGAGGTCCTGTATTCATTGTCGGGCCCATACAAGGAAATTTCTGTCCAAATTTCTCACATTCTCCTACAGGCACTAAAGGTCCATTCATTCCAGCAAATTCTGGATCATAACAATAATCTTGTTTATTCCCCATCTTATTATATGAACCTTTTAATCCTATAGTGTTTTGTGTTCTATGTGGGTCTTGTCCACACTTTAATCCTGGTAAACAATCAGCATCTGTATCACAATCCCCATGTCCTACACTCAATGATTTATCCATTGCTTGTTTGCTGGACCATCCAAACCATTTTACCCTGCTCTTTATACCTTTGTATGGCCATTCACATTTATCATCATCATATTTTGGGTGCCAACCACCATCTTTAAAAACTTTAGCCATGCCTTTCCCCTTTATAGGACACCAAGCACATCTATCGCTAACACTTGAATCACCACAATCTTTCATTCTATTACAATATGCTCTGTCTTTAGCTTTTTGACATAAAAAGGCGACTTGTGGTCCCGGCGGAACCCAAGTATTTTTTGAACCGCCTCCTCCACATACGTCTGGCGAAAATTTACCTGAATTATCTGGATCAGCAGCGCCACTTTTATTTCCATAAATAATCATATCGCTATCTAAACAGTATCCACAACCGTATCCATCTTCGTTAGCGCCATCCAATAAACTACACATTTTTAATTTATTTATTCTTTGACATTTCTCCACCTCTTTTTGATATTCTGTCCTTGGTAGATCATAAGAAGAATAATCCTTTTTTAATTTTATTTTCCCCGTATTATAATTTGTATCTGTTTTGTCTTCACTCACTTTCAAAAATACCGTATCATCATATGCCTGATCATCTAATGTTGACATTCCTCTTGCGCCAAAATGTTTTTTTTGTTTTTTTATATATTTCTTTGCATTATCATAATTTGAGTCTTTCAAAATACTCAATTTCTCATCTGCGTTATTATAATTTTCTTGATTACTATGAAAATATTTGAAATAAACAAATAATAATATTATAAATCCTAATAATGCTAAAATTTCATATTTATATTTCATCTAATATATATTAATTATACATATTATTAATTCTATAATTAATATATTAATTATTCATCTTGAAAGGTTCGACAACAATGTGCTCCTGATTTTCCTCTATAATTCCATCCATTATAATACTTTCTCCAATGACCACCACACCACCATCCACCCCAACGGCCTACCCAAAATCCTTTTCTTCCATCGGATGTCCATCCAGAACGACAAATATTATGAATACCTCTACGCCATTTTTTATAAGTATGTATATCACACAATTCTAAACCCTGACGCTTACAACCCTTTTCTGCTGCTTTTTTGCTTCTATATGGACACCATCTGTGCCATAACCACCATCTCCCCCACCACCAATATCTATAAAACGGATAACAATGACCCAATGTTCTTACATATTTTTTTTGTTTGGGATTTATATATAATTTATTTCTCCATGTTTTATATTTATCGTTTCTTTTCCCCACAGCCTTTTGTCCAAAATCTGTTGACATTAAACATGGTCCTCTCTTACCTTCTTTTAATATTTTTCCATTGTGTCTTCTTGGTCTATTCACATATTTACAATTCTTCATGGCTAAACATTTCTCTTGACATTCTTTTGCGTTTAAATTTGTACCTAATACCTTATATCCATTTTCTCCCAATAATTCATATCCTTCTTGCATATATAACGTATGTGCTAAAGGTATTAAAATAAATAATAATAATAGTATTACTCCATATCCAATTTTCATATATTAATTATAGATATAAAAATATAATTAATAATTACCATTTATTCATTTTCCAACATGTTTTCTTTTGTCCAGGAGCTGGATCTCCTCCAAACGTAGCATTGTCGCATTTTAATCTTGAACCATCTCTTCCCGAACGATACACCCATCTATCTTTATTGCCATATCTAACCAAACCACTATGATTACACGTTTGCCCTTCATTCGCACATTTTGTCCACGACTTACTTCCATATGTTCCATCCTTAGGTTGTGGGTTTGGTCTTCCAAATTTACTATCACCAATAACATTTGGGTTTGCCTTTGGTCCAGCATAAACGCGATTTCTACAACCACCATAATAAGACCACCACCAATTAACTCTTCTTGGAAATGATTGTCTTCTCCTCCATACATCACCTTTTCTTCTACCTTCATCTTTTGTATTTCCTTTGTCATGGTGTTGAAAAAATCTACCAAATGAATTCCCACAAAAACATTGTCCATACCATTGTAAGCCAAAGTATTTATATCCTCTACATCTCCATTGACATACTCTCGCGTCATTTCCCGGTCCCCAATAAGCCGTTCGCCATCTATACACTGGTAAATCTCTTGCCCATTTTCCACGCATCTTACTATTTGGCGTAGTTCTACTACTATAGTCTTTCGTAAATTTTTTTCCATATGGTGCTCTCCATCTTTTACTCAACGCATATTTATTCATCCACCAATTATCACCACAATCTTGGAAATCTCCTATATATTGCATATCTTTCTTTGGAACTTTACCCTTTTTATCATATACTTGTCCGCCCCAAAAATTACTTGAGCCCCACCATCTCCAATTATTAGATTTATATCGGTCGGTTGTTATTGGACAATAACCAGAGTTATATGATGTTGATGTCCTACAACCAAGTCCCCACCCACCATATAAATTTGTGGCACCAAATGTAAATCTATTACAATTCTTATCTTTAGAGCATATATCCGCACATTTTGATACTGGCCAAAATCTTGAATCCCATCCATGCCATTTAAATCCATACCAATCACAGTCACCACCCTTTGAATATGCCTTTGATTTTTCAAAATTAGCCTCCAAACAAGTTCCTTTTCCTGTTTTACCACCATCTTTCTTACATTTATCACTAAATTTCTTTAAGGCATTTGTATCGCCCACTTTTAATACTTTACTTTCACACCAACCAGAATCTTTCTTACAATAATAACTATCTTTTGCTCCAAAATAATACGCTTGTCTTCTATCGTTGGTCATCATTTGTTCCTCTATCAATTTAGCTGGTTTTACATTCATATTCCATAGTTGTATTTTGGCACCCTTTAATCCACAATTTCCCCAACTACAATCAGCTCTACCATAAACTACTACTTTCGTTACATCCCATAAATTAGACCCATCTCTCTTATTAGGTAATTTCACTCTTACCCATTGATTTAAACCACCTAACGTATGTGCTGAATTACCTTGTCTATATGACCTCCACCATCTATTATAATCTTTCTTATCTCCGTCCATAACTCTTTTTGCGGGCGCAAACCACCAATAATAACTTGACGATTGCGATGCTGTTCCTCCTTCAAGATTAATTTTACCGTTTTTATCATATACTTCTATTTCTTGAACTTGAACATATCCAGTTTTGGATATTTGAACATGAGTAACACCCGATTTACCTTTAACATCTGGTTTTGTTGCTTCTGTAAAGTTTTTATTTGTACAAGGATCAAAATTACAACCTATTGTATGTGTTAATTTTGGACAAGCACCACCTCCTCTTTTTGGTGGATATAATATTCTTCTTGTTTTCGTTTTCTTTCCTCCTCCACATTCTTCACTACAAGGACCATAAGCAGACCAAGCAGATACTTTACAATCTTGTGGTGGTGGATATTTATCCAATAAATTATTTAATACAGCATTACAACTTTTACCACATAATGAATTTCCAGAAGAGCATCTGGTTTTAATAGTTAATTTTGTTCCATTTACCAAACCCTCCCCATCACCTAAACTTTTTCTTGAAGGGTCGGTTGCTTTTCTTCCTGGCCAACCAAACATCTTTTTTTGTTGATCTTGATTCATCCCCATTCTATTTAATGTATTTCCACCCTTAACATATTTAGTCCACATCACGCCCCATAATCTTTTCTTTGAACGGTAATCCATTAAATAACCCCATATCACACCACCGTCCCAATCCATTGTTACATAGTCACCCTCTCTTATACCATCTGGTTTTGGTGGATCCTGTCCATAACAAGCCTGAGACGCAGCTTTCTTAGCAGCATATTCTCTTACATTTAATATTTCTTTATTTGCCGCCAAAACATATCCCTTTACTGTATTCGCATAATCACCCATATCACCTTTTATCAATCTTTCTTTCTCACTACCTGTTATTTTATCTGGATATTTTTTACCCGCGCTATCGCACCCCTGTTCCTTAAATGTCTTTGATAAACACATCTTTCTCGCTTCTCTGGTTTTATCATTATAAGGAAGTAAATATTTGGGGTCACACGGATCCACAGTAGCTTCTTTATTAAAACATAACGGATAATTTTTTATAACAGAAACAACATCTCTACTTTGTGTTTTCTCATATAATTTTTTGAATTGTGCACCTATATCTTTATATCCCGCACCTTTTTGGTTTACTAAATCATCAAATGGTTTATTGTATGGTTTTGTTCCTGTACAACCTGAATTTTTCCATAACTTAACATAACAATCTCTCGAATGTTTCCCCACTTCGTGGTAAGGTGTTATACACGGATGCTCTTTAGCAAACTTAGCACACTGTGGTCCCTTCAATAATCCTGAACTATAGTTACACGTATCGCCCGAATATTTGGGCACCATTTTATTTCCAACTTTTTTCATCGCCATTATCTTCCCTGTCGTAGGACAATAACCACATTTTTGTTCCGCCTCTCCATACAAATCCGCACAACTAATAATACTACTACACAATGCTTGTTCTTGTAATTTTTCACATCCCGCCTTCGTATTCGAATACTTTCCTGGTTCACAAACGTCTGTTAAAGGTGCATCACCTTTTTTATTTGATGATGTATAAGCACCCGATGTCTGACAATAACCACATTTACCATCTGTTAAATCTCCACATTTCATAGCCATTATACATTGTTTTTGCGAATCTGACATGTCCGTTGGTTTTGCCACCTCAACATGTGATGTTTCTAATTTTCTTAAATTACCCGACAAATCCACCGTATCCGTTCTTTCCCAACCTGTTTTAGACAACTTTTTAAATTGAGTTAATTCTTTACTTACATCTAACATACCCTTTGGGTCATCTTCTCTATGCCCAAAATGCGAACCTCTATCCTTTATATAGTCACTTTCCATTTTAGCCTGTCCATCGAATGCTGGCATATCTGCCATTCCCTCTTTTATACCATCTATCACCTTTCTCCTTTCACCTACCGTTGAACCTCCGTATATTCTATCTTCGGCATTTCTCTTCATATTAGGAAAAGGGGTACATCTATGGACTTTCCAACATTCATTGTATATCAAATATATTAATATTGCTATTGATATTAATCCTAAAACTAAGAGTTTCATGTATATATTATTTATGGACATAATTAATTATCTAATATTTAATTAATTATTTAAAAGATACAACAATCTCAACTTCTTCTCTTTTTATACTTTTTGATGCCGATACTGAAAGCTCTTCGCGTGTCTTTCTTGTTTGTTTCCCTTTCTCTTTTCTATTCTTTGTTGTACTATTTCTTTTATTCATATCATTATTTATTTCATTATAATGTTTATCTATGTAATCTAATATTTTGTTCTCCAATACCCATCTAAAAAAATTCAATTGTCCTATTGTTGTTTGTATCATACTATCCTTACTATAAGGTATTGTTATTCTATCCCATCGACAAAATGGATCAAATCTTTTCTTTGAATATGCTTTTAATTTCAATTTATAATCAATATATACCTTGAATCTATAATCCTCCCCCTGGGAATTTTTTAACATATATACTGTAAAAAATTTCTTACTATAGTTTGTAGCAAACCAATCTATTAATCTCAATGATATTAAAGATTCACCATTTATAATCTTCAATATTTTTTCTAAATTGTTATTTTTATTGTAATACTCCAATAGATTATTCAATAAAAGTGTATTTTGTGTTTGTAATGTTTGTTGTGACATATATCATTTATTATCCTTGTCTTTTTATATTATTATTTCTTTATTGATTTTTGAAATTACTCATCTTTGGCCTTAAAAACTCATCCTGGATTCTTAAATCTTCTAAATAATCATTTCCCACCATATATGGATTAATCGATACACTTGCTGAGGGATCTCTACTCGCTATTCTATCCGATACTATTGATTTTCTATTTTCTGCCTTTTTTATCATTGATGTTTCTAATTCACCTTGTTCAAATGTTGCTTTATTCTCTATTTGCGATTTATACATTAAATTATGTGTTCCTCTCCAAGCACTCACTTTATAACTCATATTTATATAATGTTTATAATAATTATATAAATATTTTCCTTATTTATTATGTTATATGAAAGAAAACGATAAAAAAAAACTATATGTTATAACTTTTTTGTTAGATTCTGGTTTAATATATTTATGTACAAAGAAAATGTTACCCCAAATAGATAAGTTATGGTGTTATTCTACACTTTTAATACATAGTTCTTTCTATTATGCTTTATATAAAAATAACAGACCGATTTTAGATAAATTACATTATTGGGTTTTTTTACTTCCTGTATTATCCACATTTACCAAGACAATATACCCTAAAATTTTATCTTTATTTCTACTTCTCCTCATTCAATTTTTATGGGTTATTGAAAATAAATGCATCTTAAATGAAGATGGACAAACTTTGGGTTTTGGTGGCATAACCTCCATATCAACGGTAACATTAAATACCATTTTATCTCAAATTGAAACAATAATATAATAATAATATTTAAAGGTTCTGACATATTATCATACAATACATGTATTTTGATATCCTCGATGATTTGCCACCCAACTATTATCAATTAGATAATAATATCCAAGTTCTATTTTATTATTTGTTATTTCTATTATTTATTCAGTTTTTTCTTTGTACTTAATATTTTTTAATTATCTTCATCTGCTTCGCAAATTTAAACTTCTTATCGTCTAACGTCCCTCTTTTTATATTGCATTCTAAACAACATATTACCACATTATCTTTGTTATGTCCTTGTTCATTATCCAATCTATCCAAAGTCCATTGTTGTTTTTCTCTTACATTTTCATACATTAACTTACACTCGCATTTACAATAATAACATTTTAATTTCGATATAACTAATTTCTCTAACGTATCATCATATTTTATGAAATAATTATTATCATATATTTCGTTTTTTAAATCCTGTGTCTTATAACTCGCTAATTTTCTTTGTACCTCCTTTTCAACAAATTTTCTTCCCTCATATTCTTCATTTAAATATAATAGATTCAATAGCTCAATTTGTTTTTTCATATCCATATCTTTAAAATAAGATATATTTTCCCATTTTTTTGATTCTAATCTTTTCCTATTTTTCTTTGGAACAAAAGCGTCTATATTCTTTTTCCCTGTTATTAATATTTTCTTTGTCATATATGTATATAAAGAAAACAACATAAACTCTTTTCGTTATTATATATATATATATGAATGAAAATGTTGAATCTGAAAAAACAGAAAAAAAAATAGATGAATGTATTGAATTAAAAAATATAAAATATCAAACAATGCTAATACACAATAATAACTCTCCAAATATTGCTGAAAAAGTTAAAAATATTGACAATTTTCTTCAAATGGAAAAACAACATAACCAGAAACAACCTTGGTGTAAATTAGGCGTTGGTACCAAAATAAAAAAAATAAATGAATACGTAAATGAATATTCTATTAAAAATAAATTGAATGAAGAAGATAAAAAACAGTTAAAAAAATATTTAAAAAAATCTATGGAAAGAAAAAAATTACAAAGAGTTAAAGATGTCCAATATAATGTTACTACTCAAAAAATCATCTCCATACCTGGTCTAATTTATCATAAAGAAAAAAATAAATTCACATTAAAAAATACTGATAAAAAAGGTTCTACGCTTAAAAGTTTAGCACCAAAAAGAAGAAAAAGAAAAAAGAAAAAAAAAGAGGATACCACTGATAAAAAAAAAGATAAATACGAAAAGGAATAAATATTATAAAATTGATATAAATATTAATACATTTATATCAATAATTAATATATGCGAATACGTTCCGACGATCTCCCACAACTTGAAAATATTATAAATAAACTTACTGTTACAGAAGATACAGATTTTAAAGACACACAAGATTATTACGACCTTAAAGAAACCATATGGTCTTTCGTTGATGATTATATTAAAAGTAATATTGAAAAATATAAAGATAAACATTTCGACGAAATGGTTCGCGATGATGTATTTAATTCTATGTATGTTTGTTATTATGACATATTCAATGAATTAGAATTAAAAATAGACATTGATGAAATAATCGATGAAGTTGTCGAAACATATTTTATATACCATCACAATCCTCGTTCTTATAAAACATCTTTCATACATCACGAACCCGATTATGAAAAAATCGATAAACTATTGGAATATTATAAAACACAAGAACAACCGGAACAAAAAACTGATGAATGGTATAAGTTCCGATATGAAGGACTAACCGCAAGCACTATTTATAAATCTATCGATTCTCAAGCTAATCAAAATAGTCTTATATATGAAAAATGTCAACCCGTTAAAATACGTTCCAATAGCGTCAATATCAATTCCGCTTTTCATAATGGTCATAAGTATGAACCTTTATCTACTATGTTATATGAATCATGGAATAATACTACCGTCGGTGAATTCGGTTGCATTAAACATAAAGAATACCCGTTTTTAAGAGCTTCTCCTGATGGAATTAATATTGATAGAAATAATCCTCTTTATGGTAGAGCAGTTGAAATTAAAAATCCTGTTAGCAGAAAGCTTACAGGAATACCTAAAAAAGAATATTGGGTTCAAATGCAAATGCAAATGGAAGTATGGGATTTAGATGAATGCGATTTCTTTGAAACCGTTTTTCAAGAATACGAAACAGAAGAAGATTTCTATAACGCCGGCACATCATTCAACAAAACTAAAACAAATAAATGTAAAGGTGTTATTGTAATGTTTAATGATGGTGAAAAACCTATTTATGAATATTGTCCGCTTGAATACACTAAAGAACAATTTGATAAATGGTACGATGATATCATGGAAGAACACAAAAACCATTCTTGGATTAATAATATTTATTGGTATTTACAAGACTATTCATTGGTTTTATGTCCAAGAAATAAATTGTGGTTTAAACACGCTTTACCACAAATGGAATTGTGTTGGAATACTATTATTAAAGAAAGAATTTCCGGATTCGACCACCGTAAACCAAAAAGAAATAAAAAAAAATCTGTTAAACCATCACCACAACAAATTTTAAAAATACCTACTCAATCTTTTGACGAAATATCCGTTTGAGTTTTCGCTATAAACCATCCTATTCTACCCTCTTGTATAGCTGGAATACATATTTCTGGTTTTTTTACCGGACTCTTCTCCATCCCATAGGGACACATATTTGGTTTAAAATCTTTTCCACCACAAGGAGATTTTGTTTGTCTATTGTTTGTATATTGTTTATAAGATTGCACATGTGACTTAGGAACTTTCTGTGCTTGTTCATCATAACTTATTATTTCAGGTACTCTACGATTATATATACTATCCAATAATAACGAATCATGTGCTTCTGGAAAATGCGCCGAATCCGTAAATCCTTCTTTCATTATTTTTTTACTTTTCTTCTTCATATCCATATATCCAACTACTACCGTAACTATCGCTAAAACAAATCCTATAATCAATGCACATTCTATGTATTGTATATTTTCTATAGATATCATTATGTATATATATAAATCATGAAATAATTAAATAATTATAACTATTTAAATATTTCCATTATTATAATATATTATGTCTCAATTTCAGGAAGAATGTGTTTTAAAAAGAAACGGGGAAGTCGAAACTGTTTCTTTTGATAAAATTTTAAAACGTATTAAAACGTTAGGCGATGAAGCCGGTGGTTTATCCATTAATTATACTACTCTATGTCGAAAAATAATTGATCGATTATATAATAAAATTCCTACCAGAGAAATTGATGAACTCACCGCACAACAATGCGCATCATTATCCACTACCAATGATGATTATGGTGTTTTGGCAAGTAGAGTTTTGATTTCTAATCATCAAAAAAATACTGAAGATGATTATTCTGTAGTAGTATCAAGATTGTATGATTATGTTGATATCCACGGCAAACATCATCCATTAGTAAGTAAAGAACTTTTTGATATTGTTATGGAAGATGGTGATGTAATCGCAACTTGGTTTCGTTATGATAGAGATTATTTACTTGATTATTTCGGATTTAAAACTTTAGAGAGAGCTTATTTAATGAAAATAAACGGCGTAATTGTAGAAAGACCACAACATATGTGGATGCGAGTCGCACTTGGGATTCACGGCAAAGATTTAGATGCCGCCAAATTGACTTACGATTTAATGAGTCAAAAATATTTTACTCACGCAACACCAACTTTATTCAATGCTGGCACACCACGACCACAAATGTCCTCCTGTTATTTATTAGCAATGGAAAATGATAGCATTAATGGAATATATAATACATTACACGATTGTGCTTCTATAAGTAAATGGGCTGGTGGTATTGGTCTTCATATTCATAATATAAGGGCTGAAGGTAGTCATATCAGAGGCACAAACGGCACAAGTAACGGTATTGTTCCTATGTTACAAGTTTTCAACTATACCGCACGATATGTTGACCAATGCGTACTACCAGAAACATATATATATACTACAGAAGGTCCAAAACAAATCCAACATTGTGAAGCAAATATAACAAATATATTTAATAGTAAATCTTATGAATGTATAGAAAATGTATTAGAACATTCTTATAACGGTGAAATATTGTCTATAGAGAGTATGCACTCAATCGAACCATTAAAAATAACAGATGAACACCCCGTTTATTGTATACGTAATCAAAAAAAAACATTAAATTATTCTGTAATTAAAAACCGATTAAATAAAAATGTTATAAAACCAGAATGGTGTGATGCAAAAGATTTAACATACGATGACTTACTGATTTTTAAAATTCCAGAATATGAAAAAAATATTGAAAATATTACAAAAGATGACTGTTATATGTATGGCTTAATATTGGGTGATGGGTCTATGAATAATTCTTCCACTAATTGTTATTTATCATTAAATGCTATAACAAAAACACATATATTAGATTTTACTAAAACATATTTAACAAATAAATGTATTCAGTTTTTTATCACCAGAGAAAACAATACAAATCGTATAAGGTGGAATAAAAATTCTATTTTACCTTTTCGTTATAACGATGTTTATGATGAAAATCGTGAAAAAAAAATACACCCAAAATGGTTAAATTTACCTATTGATAAAATTAATTTTATTGTTAAAGGTTTAATTGATTCTGACGGATGTAAAGGCAATGAACTGGTATTTGATACAACTTCACGGAATTTATTAGAATCTTTAAGATATTTATTATTGAGAATGGGTATCCCCACAAGTGGTTATATACGCGACAGAATTGGTGAAAAACACACTTCAAAATATGGCAGCGTAATTGAAAATAAACGAATTTCTTATTGTTTACGTATACCAAAAACAGACATTATTGCCGAACTTTTTAATATTGAATCTGGTAAATTTTTTAAATTTTTTATACACGAAAAATTTATATATTCAAGAATTAAAAATATTACTAAAGAAAATTATAGAGGAACATTATATGATTTACAAATGAAATCAACACATAATTATATGATACACAATGGTATTGTACATAACGGCGGTGGTAAAAGAGCTGGTTCTTTCGCTATTTATCTCGAACCTTGGCACGGTGATATCGAAGCCTTTCTTGATATGAAGAAAAATCACGGGGACGAAGAATTAAGAGCTCGAGATTTATTTTATGCCCTATGGGTTCCTGATTTATTTATGGAAAGAGTACGTGATGATAAAGAATGGACATTAATGTGTCCCGATAAATGTCCTGGTCTTAGTGATGCTGTTGGCAATAATTTTAAAACATTATATGAAAAATATGAAAGTGAAAATAAAGGTATTAAAGTTGTTAAAGCCAGAAAAATATGGTTAAAAATTCTTGATAGTCAAATGGAAACTGGTGTCCCATATTTATTGTTCAAAGATCACGCAAATAATAAATCTAACCAAAAAAATCTTGGCACTATTAAATCTAGTAATTTATGTTGTGAAATTCTAGAATATAGTGACGATAAAGAAACAGCTGTGTGTAATTTAGCGTCTATCGCATTGGGTAGATTTGTTACATATGGTAATTTTAATAAACAACCAACTATTAAACTTTATACCAAAAATAATTGTAAATGGTGTAGAAGAGTTAAAAAATGGTTTAAAATTAGAAATATTGAATATAATGAAACACTACTACAAGATGACCAACTTGAACAATTCAAAACTGAACGCGGTGTAGAAACTGTCCCTTTAATCTATGTTAATGATTCAAAAGTTGGGGGATTCACTGACCTTAAAAAATCCTCTGCTTTTATGCCTGTATTTGATTATGATTTGCTACATCAAATCACTAAAGTTGTCACTGAAAATCTTAATCGCGTTATAGACAAAAACTTCTATCCTACCGATAAAACACATACAAGCAATATGAAACACCGTCCCATAGGCATTGGCGTTCAAGGCCTAGCCGATACCTTCGCATTAATGGGTGTCCCTTTTCACTCTGACCAAGCTAAAATTATCAATTCTCAAATATTTGAAACTATTTATCACGCCGCATTGGAAAAAAGTATGGAATTATCTAAAGAAAATGGTTCTTATGAAAGTTTCAAAGGTTCTCCAGCAAGTAAAGGAATACTACAATTTGATATGTGGGGTGTATATCCTACGAGATATCCTTGGAATGTATTAAAAGAAAAAATTAAATTAAATGGTCTTAGAAATTCATTATTGGTTGCTCCTATGCCTACTGCTTCAACCAGTCAAATTTTAGGATTTAATGAATGCTTCGAACCTTTCACAAGTAATATTTATTTAAGAAGAACTTTAGCTGGCGAGTTCGTAATGGTTAACAAATATTTAATGAATGAACTTCAAGAAATCGACCTATGGACAGATGAAGTTAAAAATCAAATTATCAAATATAATGGTTCTGTTCAGGAAATCGAAGCTATTCCAAAACATCTCAAAGAAAAATACAAAATTGTTTGGGAAATACCTATGAAACATTTGATTGATATGAGTGCTGATAGAGGCGCATTCATCTGTCAAAGTCAATCATTAAATTTATGGATGAAAGACCCCGATTATCAACGTTTAACAAGTATGCATTTCTATAGTTGGAAGAAAGGACTTAAAACTGGTATTTATTATTTGAGAACTAAAGCTAAAGCAGCACCACAACAATTCACAATTGAACCCGATAAAAACCCCGTTGAAGAAGAGGAAGAAGAGTGTTTGATGTGTGGATCTTAATTACTATTTAGTTAATTCTAATTATATCAATGGGAGGAAGAAAAACGCGTAAAAAAAGCAGAAGATTTAGAAATAATTAAAAATAAAATAAAATGTCCCGTAATTATATAATGTTGAAGCAATGTGGTGGTGGTAAAGCTAAAATGGGCTCCAAGTCCAAACCTTACTCTAGTAAGAGAAAAGCTATGCGTAGTCGCAGACGTGTATGTTATTACAAAAAGAAAGGAAGAACCTTGAAACTTAAGAAAAAAGCAAAGAAAAGCAAAAAGAAAAGTCGTCGTCGTCGTCGTCGTTAATTTAGCAAAATTATATTTATAGTTATTATAAATATGATTTATTTAGTTCCTTGTGAACAATATGCTTACTATGTTAGACTTAGTGGTAGGTTGGCTCTAAAATTATGGGGTTCATTTGAACACGAACCCATTAACGAATCCATTGATAGTTGATAACTTAATAATGCCACAACATTCGAAATGTTGTAGCTTTATTCAATTCGGCACTATTATCCATATTATAACTTAATATATACCTTCTTTGCTTTACAGTATTTCTCCATTCTCAGTAACAATTATATTTTTTTAACATTTTATTAATTTTTATTATTTATTACCACTTATGGTCACAAATATTATTGACGTATTATTATTATGGTCTTATTTTTTTGTTGAATTAAAATCAACAAAACGCATTATGTTCCAATAATTATTATTACCAGTTATGGTCACAAAATAATGCTATTAATGAAATTATTTTTATGGTTTTTTAAATATCTCCCAAAGATGATCATTCTTCTTTGTATGTTCCAAAAATACGATCCATTAATAATAAACCCACTCCATAATTATATTTATTAAATTTATGATGAACAATGTGTGGATCTTTCGGCCAAGTTGAAGAATGTGCAATAACTACATTCACTGATGCTATTATTGTCCATATTGACGATACTATCAAATTCGACCTCACTATAAACATCGGTGATACTGTCGATAACAAATTTATAAATATATGCTCTATCGGATGCGCATATAATGCTGCTGCCGCTATCGGCGGATCATACTCATGATGTTTGTAATGATATTTATTATATAATATTTTATTCAAATGAAAATAACGATGTGATATATAAAATATAACATCCGTTAATATTATTATTGACGGTAATTGCCATATCACATTATACGTTGAAAATGGATCCGGATAAAACTGGTATGGTATTATATACAATGGTGAATATAATACTTGATTCCAAAATACACTCTTCATGATATTCGTTGAATTCAAAGACCATTGATTATATTTATACATATAATAATATACCGCGCTCCAATAAAAAAATATGTGAATATATAATAATTTTTCTATCATT